CGGTCAGGGCGTACGGCTCGTCCTCGGTCAGGGCGTACGGCTCGTCCTCGGTCACGGCGTACGGCTCGTCCTCGGTCAGCGGCTCGCCGTTCACCGCCATTCACGACCTCGGCACCACCGGGAAGATCACCGGCGGCCACGTGATCACACCGCCCAAGCTGGACGCCGCCGACGCCGCGACATGGCTGGGCTACCACGGCATCGAGCCGGACGAGAACGGCGTCGTCGTGCTCTACAAGGCCCTGAACGACAGCTACTCGACCGACCGCGGCTTCGACTACTCGCCTGGCGCGACACCCGCGGCGAAGGACTGGAAGGCCGACAACAACTGCGGGGCCGGCCTTCACTTCAGCCCGACGCCCGTGCACGCGCTCGCCTACCACGGCGAGGCGACACGATTCGCCGCCTGCCCGGTGCGCGTGGACGAGATCAGCGTCATCGACTCCTCGAAGATCAAGGCCCGGCGGGTGGTCGAGCCCGGCTGCAGCGAGGTCGACATCGACGCCCGCGCGCTCGCCAAGACCGGCACGCCGTGATCTTGCCGCTGATCGTCACGGGCATCATCGCCCTGCTCGGGGGCGGACTCATCGCCTGGCTGCTGTGGCCTATCCATCCGGACGACGAGGACGGCTCACGGTGACCGGCCCGTGGGTGAGCGACGCGCGGCTCGGCGAGCTCATCAAGCTCACCGACACCCTCGAGAAGCCGCACATCGAAGAGCTCCGCTCGATCCTGCTCGAACTCCGCGAGCTCCGCGCGCACGCCGGGAAGCTGACGCCGTCGAACATGCGCCTCGTGGCCGCGCTCGACCGATGCCGCTCGATCGCCGCCGACGCCATCACCGCCGCCGAACGCGAATAGGCCGAGCGGCCCACCCGATCGGCTCGCCGCGGCCGCGCCGCACCACGGCCGCGGCGAGCTCACCACCAACCCCCTGGAGACCCCGTGATGATCACCGACCTCGAGGCGGCACGCACCGCGGCCGACGACGGCCAGATCGTGCTCACCGTGCAAGAAGCCCGCGACATCCTCGACGCCGTCGCCGAGCACCACGAGCGCCTGGGCGGCCTACGCGGCGAGAACCGGCGACTGCGCGGCGAGAACGCACGCCTGCACCGCCAGCTGCTCGGCGGCGAACGACGCACCATCAGCCGCGACATCCCGGCCGCCCGGACGGCGGCCACCGCATGAAGCGCCTCGCCGACCACTGGCGCGCCCTGACCCGCGCCCGCCAGCCGCTACCCGGCTCACTGTGCGACGAAGTCTGCAACGGACACCCGACGGCCACCGCGGCCGGCAAATGGGAACAGGTCGACGACAAGCTCGCGGCCGAGATCGCCGAACTCCGGCTGCAGCTCGCCGAAGCCATCCGCGAGCGCGACGACGAAGCCCGCATCAACGACGAGCTGCGCCGGGCCAACTTCGGACTCCGCAAGCGCATCGAAGGCCTCGAACTCACCATCCGCGCCTACGCCGGCCGGACCGCCGGCACGCCCGCGCCGCACGACCACAGCGGCGACCTCGTCGTCCCGTGGCCGGCCCCGACCAGCTGACCCCCGATCAGAACGACCACAGACAGGGGGTCACCCAGTGGTCTGGGTGAAGCTCGATGACCAGTTCCCGATCCATCGCAAGATCGCAAAGCTCTCGGACCCTGCATTTCGCCTCCACGCCGCGGCGATCGCCTGGTGCGCACGAAACCTCACAGACGGAGTCGTGCCGGCAGACGAACTCGACGACGTGTGTGCGCAAGTGCGAGCGCCGGAGCGTTTCGCGACCGAGCTAGCCGATCGGAAGGTCAACGTCTGGCACACGGCCGACTACGACTGCCCCTCACCACACTGCTCCGCACCCGCGCTCGACGAAGACGGCAAACCGATCGAGGGCTGGGTGATCCACGACTACCTCGAATACCAGCCAGCACGAAGCAAAGTGCTTCGCATCAAGAAAGCCCGGATCGCAGCGGGCGCGGAAGGCGGGCGCCGCTCCGGCGAATCCCGAAACCGCAGCTCAGCTCAGGCCCGAACCAAACGCGAAGCAAAACCGAAGCAAGTTGCTTCGAATCCGCTTGAACCCCGACCCGTGCCCCTACGGGGCAACGGGGCGGCGGGGCCGCCACCGTCCTCGGGCTCGGCCGCCTACGGCGACCGGCCGACCCCTGGCGGGGTCGACACGCCCTCGAACGGTGGCGGCCCCGCCGCCCCGCCCGAAAACCCCGCCAACACTGCGGAACAACCCCGCAACCCCCACGCCCAAGCCGCCTGGGAAGCCATCCAGGCCAGCCGCGGCAAACCGTACAGACCGCCAGACCTCGACTAGAAGGGACAACCGCCATGGCCCGCACAGTGCGCCCCGACATCCTCGCCGCCTGGGCGAGCTACCTCATCCACAACGGCTGCGCCACCGACATCGCCGACGCCCTCGCACTCGGCCTCGAACAAGTCGCCCTAGGCCACGGCGTCAGCATCGACCGACTACGCCCAGCCAACGACCCGGCAGCCGACTGGCAGGCCTCACCCGACCGCGGCGACTTCGACGCCGGCATCGCCGCCGCCCGCGCCGCCCTCGAAGCCAACCGCAGCGACACCAAGGACCCCGAATGAAAATCGACATCTCGCTCGCGCAGCTCAAGGTCCTCGAAGCCGCGGCCGCCGGCAAACTCCACGCCCGCATCGACGACCCGCAGATCACCGCCAGCACCCTGCACATCTGGCGAATCGACGGCAGCCGCGCCGTCATGCTCTCCGCGAACGCGCTCCTCCACCGCGGACTGATCGCCGAAGCGACACCACTCCCCGACGGCCGCATCACGGCCGCCGTCACCGAGCTCGGCCAGGCCTTGCTCGACGAACTCGCAAGCCGCGAACCGACGAAGGAGCAGACCAATGGCTGACTGGCGACACCGCGCCGCCTGCCTCGACGTGGACCCCGAACTGTTCTTCCCCATCGGCAGCACCGGACCGGCGTTCCTGCAGATCATGGACGCCAAAGCCATCTGCGGTCGCTGCGACGTCGTCGAGCAGTGCCTGCAATGGGCACTCGAATCCGGCCAAGAGGCCGGCGTCTGGGGCGGCATGAGCGAAGACGAACGCCGCGCCCTCAAGCGCAAGGCCGCACGAGCCCGATCGAAGACGGCATGACCGCCGACACCACCGCAGCGCCGACGATCATCCCGCTCGGCCGGCGACTGACCGCCGTCATCGAAACCGGCCGTCACCCCGCCACCGGACAGCCGACAATCACCGGCCAAACCTGCGGCGACTGCGAACACCTGCAGAACCGCCCGCACGCCGACGGCAGCACCCGAACCAAATGCGGCCTCGCCGTCTACCGCCGATACGGACCGAACCTGCCAGCGACGACACCGGCCTGCGCGCTCTACACCACCCGGACAACACCGTGAACGACGACGAACAGCCACCGAACCCAAAGGACCCTGAAATGCCCGATCTCGAACAGCCATTCGACCCCGACGCCGCAGCGCGCGCCACCGCGTATCTCGACGTCGTCGAGCGCGTGCTGCCGGCAGACCCCGACGCCGCCGTCGTCTGGGACGACTGCAAGATCGTCAAGCTCACTCGCGCCGATCTGCGCCAAGTCCTCGCACAGCGCGCCTACGCCAAGAACGAGGCTGCACAGCTCGCCGACAGCTGCGCCGACTGGCGCGGCAGATATGAAGAACAGCGCACCCGCGCAGAACGACTTCACACCACCATCGCGCGCATCACTGCCCTCGAAGTCCACGGCCACGAGTTCGTCGACGCCGCCGAGCTATACCGCATCCTCGACAAGCCCATCCCGCCGCCCATCGACCACGCCGCCAACATCAGGGCCCGCGCAGACCAAGGACACTGACATGCAGCCACGCGTCTTCCGCGTCGAACGCGACACCGACATCAACGAAGCATCCGGCACCGGGCACGTCGCCGACGGCATCGTCTGGCCAGACCGCACCGTCACCATGCGCTGGCGCGGCGAACGTCCCTCCACCGTCCACTGGGACGACCTCGCCGACGCCATCGAAATCCACGGCCACAACGGCGCGACACGATTCGTATTCGACGACGAGATCGAGAACGCCGCAAGCCCGACCGAATTCACCCAACGCGGATTCGCCGTGTACTCGAGGATCACCGACGACCGCGGCGGCACACTCCGCATCCAGGAATCCAGCGCCGCAGACGACTCATACGTCTGGCTCTTCGCCGAAAGCCGGCACGACACCGAACCCGGACACTCGTCGATCCACCTAAACGCCGACAACGCCTGCGAGCTGCGAGACGCGCTCAACGGCTTCCTCAAGGAATACAGCGCATGACCCCCGAACGGATCGCCGAACTTCGCACCCGATACCCGAGCCTGAAGTTCGTCGCCGAACTCGCCGACGAGATCGACCGACTCCGCGAGGAGCGCGATCGGCGCGTCCGCCAGCGGGACAACGCACACAAAGCCCGCATCGGCGCCGAGCGGGAACGAGACGACGCCCGAACCGTAGCAACGCGCCTTCTCACCGACATCGAACTCTCGGTCGGCTTCGACGCCGTCAAGTCACTCAACCTCGCCACGCTGCCCACCTGGGCCACTCCGGGGCTCGCCGCCGAGCGCGCACGTGCCGCATCCGAGCGCGAACCGCTGACCGAAGCCGAAGCCGAAGACCTCAAGCGACGGTTCCTCGAAGCGCAGCAGACCCATCCCATTCGCAGGATCGTCTACCCGGAGATCGATTATCCCCACGGACTCCGCGACGACCAGCAGCCGTGGCCGCTGCCCGTGATCAACTCCATCATCGACCAGGAAGAGGCGGAACACGGGCTGGCCAGATCCAAGTGGGCGCCTGAGAACTGCACTTGCCCATGGCCGTGGCCGCTGAACGGACGGCACATCCGGACGAACTGCCCTGCCGGAACGAACCAGGACTAGCCGTGCCCGTGAAGTTCTGCCTCGATTGCCATCAACTCACTGATAACGGAAGCAGGTGTGTGATCTGCGAACCGAAATTTCAGCGGCGGAAATCGGCGAGCAAGGGCACGACGAAGTCACGGGGCCTGGGCGGAACTCACCGGAGGAAGGCCGAGAAGATCATCCAGGGTGTGGCCGCATGCCCCCGGTGCGGACGGCCACCTACCCCGGACAACCCCATGACCGCACACCACACCGTGGCCAGGGCGAAGGGCGGCGACGAAAGCACTCCCCTCGTGCCCCTCTGCAGGCAGTGCAACAGCGAGATCGGCGACCGAACGTGACCGAAAGACCATGATCGTGACCGTACGTAGCCACGGGTGATCATGGTCCTGGCCAGGCATGATATAACCGCAGGTCAGAACATGATCGTTTTTTAATGGATCTTGCTATGGCGACCCCGCCCACTGCGTCCATTTTTCCGTGGTACCACCGCATTCCATTTTTTCAAGATCGAGAGAGAGGGTGACGATGGCTCAGCCTGATGGCCGTCCGTTCGCTGACCTGCGCGAAAGCGGGCTGCTGTGGCTGATCAACACATCGGTGTTCCATTCGCGCGGCTATGCCCTGGCTCTGCAATTCGATGCCGAAGGCAACGCAACCGGTTGGCGTCTTCAGGGCGACGGTTCGGAACCCTGGACGTTCCTGGTGGATGATCCGCTACTCGATTTGAGGTTCGAGGCCGTGAACCGACTGCTCGCGCCGCGCGATGATGGTGCCACCGCTTCCAACGCGCCTATGGAGGACTGATGGACGAGCACCGCGAGTTTCCCCTGGCCGACGTGCTGTCGATCACCACTCCATATCTGCTTTCGAGGCGGCGCATGGACGGCGTCTGCGAGCTTGTCGACTGGATGACATTCAGCGCACCGACGCCCGATCAGATCGACTTGCGAGCCTGGAGCGGCCTGAAGCTGCGCACGAACCTTGCACGCAAATCGCTACTACGTCAGTATCCTCACCTCGAGGGACTCCGCCCGAGAACCGAGGCAGATGAGGCCGACTTGATCTCGTGGCTGATCGAGCAAGAGCGCGTGCACGGGCCTCAGCTGACCGTAGAGCGCGCCGAGGTGGAGATGCGCGATGCGTTCGAAGCGGTAGCGAAGGCGATGGCGCCGATCCAGGTGCTCATGAAGGAGTTGGCCACCAAGGTCGGCGAAGCAGCGAGGACATTCGGGCCGCTGCTCGGCGAGCTGGTCAAGTTCGACGCCGAGATGCGCGAGGCTGAAGCTGCGCTGCCGCAGCATCCCGACCTGGCTGAGCTAGATGTGCGGCTCAAGGGCTTCTACGGCGACCCCGGTGCCGCGGACTAAGAAGCCGGCCGGAACGGCGGCAGACAAACGCAACGGTCGGCGGATGGAGCTCGCGCTCGGTCCGCCGATCGCCGTCGACCTGCCACGCCCCCGCGAGCAGTACCACGCCCTCGTCCTGGCGGCGTGGGACGGCTACTGGTCGCAGGAGGTCGCCGCGACCGTCACGCCGGCCGACCTGATGATCGCTCACACGTGGATCGAGGCCTACAACGACGCGGTGGTCAAGCACGGCCAGGCGGACGCTGAGCCGCTCGTCTCGGGCAGCATGGGCCAACTGGTCGCCAACCCGCTCTATGGCGTCGCCCAGGCCCGGATGACCCTGGCGATGCAGTGCGCACGGCAACTCGGCATCGGCGGCCGCAACAGGACCGATCTCGGCCTGGCGCTACTCGCCGCGCAGGAGGCGCATGCGCGGATCGGGAGCGTACCGGAAGGCGGTGACAGCGATGACGACGATGACGATGACCCGCGTCGAGACGCCGAGTAAGACCGAGAATTCCTGCTATCACTGCGGATGGGAGCCAGAAAACCTCGAATTGTGGCCATCATTCGGCGGTAAAGCCGTTAAATGGATCGAAAGAAACCTGATTTTCGCCGAAGGAGATAGTTTCGGCGAGCCTGTTCGCCTTCGCAGGGACCAGAAGCGCTTCATCTACCGCTGGTATGAGTACTGCCCATCCTGCGACTGGTGGCGCTACGGCGAGGCGCTCCGGGGCGCTGCCCGCGGCGACGGCAAGACCGCGTTCGTCGCAATGCTCGCCGTCCTCGAGTTCGGCGGCCCGCCGGAGATCGCCCCCTACTCGCCGAACGTCGTCGTCGCTGCCGCCTCATGGGACCAGGCCAACATCCTCTACGGCGCCGCGGCGACGATGATGGGCGGCCGTGACCAGGAGGTCGAGGAAGCTCCGCTATGCGGGATGTTCGAGGTCTACGACGTCGAGACCACCCATGTGGACAGCACGCCCGGCCGGCTGTTTCGCACCGCGACCGTGGCCGGCACGAACCAGGGTGGACAGCCCACCCTTTTCCTCTGCGACGAGCTGCACGAGTTCGGGGACATCCTCGACTCGAGGGCGAAGTTCCACAAGGTCGTGCGCATGGGCACCCGCAAGCGGAACCTGACCTACCGCATCCCGCAGCCGGGCGGCGGATACCGGAAGGTCAGGCGCGGGCCCGGCCGCATCATCAACCTCTCCACCGCCGGCGAGGACGTCGACCACTCCTACCTCGGCAAGATCTACAAGCGTGGGCTGCGCGAGAAGCACCAGCACAAGTGCACGCGGCTGCTGTTCGACTGGCGTGAGGCTCCGGAAGGCCTGGACTACAACCTGCGCGAGCACCGCGAGATCGCATGCCGTGCCGCGTCGGCGGCCGCCGACCAGATCTGGTCGGTCGCCGCCCGCGTCGACGAGTGGGACGACAACGACGAGATCACTGACAACGAGTGGATGCGCTACTACGGCAACCTGTGGGTCGCGGTCGCCGTCGACAGCTGGCTCAAGGAGCACCCTGCCGCATGGCCCGAGTGCGAGGGAGCCTGGGAGCTGGCCGGCGATGAGCCCGCCGTGCTGTCCGTCGACATGGCGCTGACCCGGGACTCGGTCGCCGTCGACGAGGTGACGAAGCTCGCCGACGGCCGGTACGCCGTCACCTCGAGGATCTGGTACCCGGCGGACAACCAGCTGCCCTTCGTCGAGATCTTCGAGTACATCGAGAACCGCGCCGGCGAGCTCGGCACACGGTTCCGCGGGCTCGTGTACGACCCGAGGTACTTCGAGCTGCAGGCGAAGCTCCTCGAGGACTCCGGATTCCTGGTGATCCAGTTCGATCAGTCGCCGGTCCGGATGATCCCCGCGGTCGGCATGACCTTCGACCTGATCAAGGCCCGCGGCATCGTGCACGACGGCGACCCGGAGTTCACCCGGCAGGTCCAGAGCGCGGCGAAGCGCCCGTTCGAGCGCGGCTGGACGCTGTCCAAGTCCAAGTCGAAGATCCGGATCGACAGCGCGGTGGCGCTGTGCATGGGCGTCTGGTCGCTCGCGCAGCTGCTGAGCGATCCCGATTCGAGCGTGCTCGGGCAGATCTGGTAGCTGGCCCGCGGCGGCCGCCGGGTGCATCATGGGTTGGCATGAGGCGCGCCACGTCCGCTATCCGGACGCTCACCCGTAGACTTACGCTGTATACCGCCACGATCGCGGGGCATACTGTCCGCAAAGCGAACGTGCTGCCGGGTCTGGCCGGTGCCGCAATGGTGAGCTGGGGAGCCGCGATGATCTACACGCCTGCCGGCTGGATGCTGGGCGGCGCCTTCCTGCTCGCCTTCGGCTACGAGTTCAACTCGCGCGCCGGCAGCCGGGAGCCGTAATGGGATTCCTCGTGGCGTCGCGGCCAGGGCAGGAGAAGCGGCAACTCTCCTTCCTGAGCCCGCCGGTCGGCGCCTATACCCAGGCGCTGCAGGACTACGCGGCCGGCAACACCGAGGGCGCGATGCGCCAGCACACGGTGTGGAAGTGCGTGCGCCTGGTCTCCGACGTCATGGCGTGCATGACCCCGCTCGTCTACAAGGGCCCCGGCATCGGCTTCGGCCAGGCGAACCGCGTCGACCCGCCGCAGATCCTCGTCGAACCCAGCTCGGACGCCGACCAATTCGACCAGACCTACATGACGCTCACGTCGCTGCTGATCCGCGGCAACGTGTACGGCGAGATCCTCGACCTCGACAAGTTCGGCCGGCCCAGCCAGATCGAGCTGCAGCACCCGGACCGCGTGAAGGTCAAGGAGAACGACCGCGGTCAATGGGAGTACAAGTACGGCAGCA